CGCAACTCAGCATTCTTGAGTTCCGTGAAGAGATTGTCTTTGAGGAAGTCGAAGTAGATCGCCTCCTTCATCTCGTTCCACTCGTCAGCGGTGATAACTTTCTTTAGGATCAACTGCTTCTTGAGGGTGTCAAAGAAGAACTCACAGAACTTGGTTCTCAGTCTGTGGATGTACTTCGTGAACCGAACCTCGTCGCGTGTGATCTCAGTAGAACGCCCAAGCATGAACTGCTTGTCTTGTTCCAAGCGGCTCACAGGAACCGAAAGGGCACGGTACAGTTTCTTTTGGAAGTATATGACATCTGTCAGTTCTCCAAGATTCTGACCGCCCTGTAGGGTTGTGATTTCAGTACCACGGCTACCCTCACGGCGGGGCAACCAATAGTCCTCAAGCATCGACATGAACTTCTTGTCATCACGAATTTCTCCCGTAGCCGCGTCATAGACGAGACGGTTGCGGTAGCGATTCATGAGATCCTTGACATACTGCTCTGCCTTCGTCTTGGGAAGGTTACCGACATCGATATAGAAAATGCGGCGTTCGGGAGCGCGGCTGATGCGGTAGATGACGATGGCATCTTCCAACATTCGAAGTTGGTTCAGGGGCTTGATTGCCTTGTGAAGGAATCCAACCGTTCTTTTGTAACGGCTGTCCATGAGACCCGATGAGCAGAATGCGATTGCATCCTCGCTGATCTTGATGCCCGCTGGATTATCCTTGTTATACAAGTAGAAATCCTTGTACCCCGTGATGATCTTCGTGCCGTTCTTCATCGTCTCCTTGGTGTACTCGCGGATCTTCTGAATGTTCATCGGATCCACATAACGCAGTTCAAGGATCCCCTTCTGTGGGTTCTCCTCATCGATGATCAAGTGAAAGAAGATCTTGCCATCGACATACCATCGACGGAAGATCTCAGTTCCCTTGGTCTCAAACTGCATGACACGAAGGATGTTGCGGAACTCTTCGTGAATTCTCTCCTTGACATTGTCGCTAGCCTTCAGTCGGTCTAGGACAATCTTCACAGGAGACTTTTTCTCACCCACCACGATTGACTCATTCACCACATCGTCTACTGCGACTTCAACGATGGGATCCTGAGCCATTTCGCGGTACTTCATGGTTAGTTCGAAATCGTTACGGACGGTGCCGTCGAGATCGACATACTGACCATAGAAACCACCCGCTTCAACAGGAATGGCTCCGTCATCGAATGTCGGAACGACAAACGACTTCAGAGCCTTTTCCTGCTTCTTCTCTGCTTTAGAACGCTCTAGGCGAAATCCGAAAAGTTCCATTATGTAGATACCTCATGACCTTTCAATTAGGTGGTTACGCCTTCGACTTCGAAGTACTGGTAAGCAATCGTGACATCGAATGTTGAAGGCTCGGATTGCGCTCCCATGTCCATCGTTGTTTCAGCGATGGTTGTGGGCCAGCATCCGACCATCTTATAACGAGCGATGGGGTTGCCCTCACGGGTGAGTGGCGTAATCGTCCAATCGGTCATGAACTGATTCATGGAGTTCGCACCGACATTGGTACGATTCGTGTTCATGAGGTTCATCCAAGCCTCAAAAGACTTACGCAGACCGTAGGTTCCATCGTTGTAGCAGGAGATCGACCAATCTGCGAAAGTGCGGTCGCCTGGGTACTTGAATGGACGGCCCATGTAGTAGGCTTGGTTGGTGTTGAGAGTCGAAGAAGGAATCTTCGAAGCCTTGCACAGGAACGAAACCTGTGCAGAGGGGCTTCCACCACCCGCAGCAGCGGCTACGGCATTGATGGCTCCACCGACTGCTCCACCGAAGAGCGCACCCGCCACAGCGGCTGCGCCCTGAATCGCCTGCGTGTTACCACCAGGGAAGTTGCCTTGGACTAGGAACAAGTTGTTTCTAGCAAGACCGTTGATGAGATTGGCGCGGAATGCGTCGATGCTGAACTGTGACATTTAGGACTCCTTATAGGTATTTAGTGGGGTTTCCTGCATCACAAATTAAGCACCGACCTCGCTGAAGTTCACGCCTGTGCGGGTGGCGATGAAGTTCAACTGGATGAAGTTAATGCTGCGGTTCGGCTTGATGTAGATGTCAGCAACGAACCGATTGCTATCGATAACTTCGGGGGTGTTGTTCTTCTCGTCACATACGACCTTGAAGTCGATGAGACCGCGACGAGCCTGAACATCACGCATGAACGGCTCAATGAGAGAACGGAACTGTGCCCGTGTGAAGGCATCGTTGAACTCAAAGAGGCTGTACTTAGCAGCGGTGGAGATTGCCTTCTCAAGCACGATGAACAGACGGCGCACATTGATGCGGTCGAATGCAGATGGCTTGGAGAGAGCAGTCTTGTCGCCGTAAAGGACGGTGCCTTCACCCGAGAAGGTGGCAACAGGATTGATGCCGTTCTTATACAGGGTGTCACGGGAAGCCTGACGGGGTTGGAAAGCCAACTTGATCACGCCACGAACCTGACCACGGTTGAAGCCTGCGGGGCTGTACCAAGGATCGAAGGTTGCATCGGTACGAGCGCAGAGACCCGCAATGTCGCCGTTCAGCGGCACCCAACGGTTCTTGTCGTTATAGATGTCGTACATGTACTTGTAACCGCTGTCGATCACGCAGTACGAGGACGAGCCGATGTTGTTGCGGTACTGTAGCGAACGATCCAACTTGACCTGATCGGTCTCGTTTGGATCCTTGTTAGGTACCGAGAAGAAGGCAACGCAATCCTTACGGGCATCGACAATGTCCTTGATCGAAGGAGCGACGAGATCTGCAACTGCGGCAGTTGTATCGTTGCTGTTCGGAGTAAAGGTCTTGTCGGGGCCACCGATGAGCAGATTGCAGTCAACAGTCTCTGCGTCTGCGAAGAGGCGATATCCCTCAGGATCCGAATCCGAATCCTGACCGAAAGCGATCTTCATGTAGTCGGTGAGATCTGCTGTCTTTCCATCCTTACCACCCTTGAGTTGCCACACGCCTACTCCGAAGGTTCCGTTCGTAGCGGTGACACCCGAGGTGGCGGCAAGAGATGCAGAGGTGTAGTACTTGAGCGAATCGCCCGTTCCCCATGCACCCGTGGAACCCTTGAAGAGGTCGCTGTAAGAAGTATTGTTTGCCTTCTTGACGGCAGCAATGTACTTCGATGTGCGGTTGATGCGGTCAACATAGTAGTTGCTCGTACCATCAGAAGAAACAACACTAGGGAGGAAGGACAGCCCTTGGAACTTCTCAAGAATCGTGTTGCGAGTTCCCGAGAGAAGACCATTTTTGTCAATGACTACCAAGTGGAACTCGTCGTTTGCACCACCCAAGTCAGAGACATAGGTTGTGCTGTTCGGCTTGGCATCGAATTCATCTCCGTATGTCCAATTGCTGAAGTCGTGTCCCGCAGCGGTATAGCCCGAAGCCGTGATTCCTGTTCCTGTGACAGCGACAGTTGCGCCACCGCAGATTTGAACTTCAAGCGTATTGCCGAGCGCACCCGCATAACGGGCGACAAAGGAACCCAGTTTGGTAACATCTGCAAACTCAAACTTGTCATCGTTTTCGATCAGGGCATCGTCAAAATTCTCAGCGGTAGTGCCTGTAAAACCAAATCCATTGGCATTGACCATTTCGTCAATCTTAGCACGAACGACCTGAAGGTTGTTGCCGTATCCAAGGAAGTTAGCGGCGGGGAACCACCACTCAGCGACATCGTCATCGGGTGCGCCGAATAGTTGTACGAGGTTGTTCTCGCTGTCAACGAGGATGCGCTTATTGCATGGGCCCCAATTGAATAGACCCACGATGCCTGCATTGGTTGTGGCAACAGCAGGGACGATTGTGGTCAAGTCCTTCTCTGTTACATTCACGCCTGGGGAAAGTTGGAATGCCATCTCAGTCTCCTTGGATTGGTTTGATAGACGGGGGTATTTATTCGTTTCACCATTTCACCCTAGCGTCACATGATTTCTTCTGCATCGTCCATCCATGATCTATCCCGTCTTGATTGTTTAGGTTTCTGCGTAGATTCGCTAGCAAGCATCCTTGCCGCTTCGTCCATTTCATCCTCAACGCTGTCTAGGAAACCGAAGGGGGTCAGATCCTCCTCCAGTTTCTTGAGTTTTTCCTCAAACAGTCTCTTGCGGACATCTAGGTTGACCAAGTCCTTGAAGTACTCTTGGGTGGTCAGCCATCCAAACATGACCAAGCAAGCCATCAGATCGTCGTGATAGCCGTCCGTAGCCTCGTAAGACCCTGCCTTGGCGATGTAGGTACTGATCTCAGAAATGATATCGAAATCATTTACTATCAATTTGTCGCCTTCGATCATCTCCTTGATCACAGAGCATCCTGCCTTCTTGACTTGGCTGCTCATTTTGATGCCGTTATAGGTTCTGCCGCCACCGAAGCCCTCACCGACCTTCTGACCCTTCTTGCCCTTGATAGAGATGGTGACAAGATTCTCATACTCCAGTTCATCCTTCAGGATGTCTGCTACCTGTTGCCCCGTGTCGTTGATCTCAACCATGACATAACCTTCGTTGTATTTGTCCATGATTGTCTTGATCAGGTTTGGAAATACTGGGATTGGAATAGTATTGTTTCGATACTTTGCAACCACTTTGTACGGCATGGCGGTGACATCCAAGACCACCATGGCGTTGTAGTCCTGTCCAATTGCTCTACTGGTGTCAACCAAGCCTGTGTAGATGTGTCCCTTGACGGGATGTTCGTAGATTGCCAAGCCATCCTCTGTTTCCATTAGAGGAGTTTGGAATGCCAAGGAAGCGATCTTGGATGCCTTGATGAGGGTTTCCTGCGAACCAAGGAACTGACATTCATATTCGGAGTACCATTGCCGCTCCGAGGTATTCTTGATCGTCGTTTCCTTGAACTTGTCATCACGCCCAGGGACTTGCCACCAATGTGCTTCAACGGGTACAAATTCAGACTTCCCGTTCTTTGCATTCTGCCACATCTTGTAGAACAGGTTCAGTCCGTTAGGTGTTGAAACGATCACGGTCTTGGATGTCTTACCCGAAGTGATTGTCGGGTAGACGGAGGTAAAGAACTCCTCAGCGATCTGCTCAGGCACGAACGCAAACTCGTCAAGCATCAAGAAGTTGTACGACGAACCACGAACCGCGCTAGATGAGGTGGATGAGCAAATGACCTTGGATCCGTTCTCCAAAGTGACGCTTGTCTTGTTCCATTCGATGATGCCTTGCTGTAACCACTTCGGAAGGTTCTCATACGCAATCTTGAACCGATCCATGATTTCCGTCGCGGTCTTAAGTTTGTTGGCAAGAATCGCCGCTTTGTATGTCGGATTGAACAACACCATATGCAGAATGCAAGCCACCAATGTTGCAGTCTTTCCGCTCTGACGGGGAATCTTGCAGATCGTGAATCGATTGTCGAATACCGAACGAGCGATGTCCTTCTGAAAGTCATACAACTTGAAAGGCATCAGACCTTCATCGATGGTCACAACCTTGATGTATGTCTCAATGAAATAGATCGGGTCTTCGGAGCATTTGATGTACTCCTCCAACTGCTCTTTCGTGAATTCTTGCTTTACATAAGCACCCTTGAGAAGTGGGTTGCCTAGGTATGTTTCATGATCATTGCTCATCTACGATATCACCTCTGTCGAGGGCTTTCTTCTGCTCCCGAATCATCTTCTGCAAGTCAGCCGTACTACCAACATAGATTGAATTGTTGGTCACGGTGGTTGTCTTCCCCTTCTCTTCTTTCTTGATGTCCTTCATACGACGATGAAGATCCATAAGCCGATTGTTGGCTTCAAGAGAGGATTGAATCAGTTGGGCAATGACCTCGTATGCGCGGGGCTGTTGGCTGTCCTGTGCCAACTCGCTGATCCCTTCGATTGCCTCTTGAGACTTTTCGATGATGCATTTGAGGTTGCGTCGAACCTCGTCATAATCTCTGTCTGCATCGGTGGGATTGTATTGATGGTCTACCGAAATTGCCTTGACGGGGACTATTTCAGTTGGCTCGGGATTTGTTTCGATTCCCAAAGTCTTTGCGATGTTCATGTCGATGTTGCTCACGGCTCCTCCTGTCATTATGTTCCCCATGCTGTCGGGGGATACTCACGAATACTCACATTTGCATGTGTAGCCCCTGCACCCGTCCATCCTGCCGTCAGGGACGGTGCATAACCACCCGCAGTAATTCCTGCCGCAGCGGATACCCCAATGTCTGCATATGGCTTGAAAGCCGCAGTAGATGTCGTGCTTGGAGAGAAGTCCTTTGTATCGAAAATGTTGACATTCGTGTTGAGGATGAGTGGGGCTTCCTTGACAGGCCCATACAGATACATCTTGGCAATGAACTGAATCGTTGCAAAGTTGACTTTGCGCTGTGAATAATCACCATAAGATCCATCATCACCCTCTGTCAATGCGACCGAAGACAGAACGATTGGAACATCCACATCGATATCCATCCCGTCGATTGCCTTGATCGTGAAGACATATTCAGGGGTGAAGTATGGAAGAATCTGCTCGACAATCTGCAAGCAATCGTCCATGCTCTTCGTCATTGCGCTGAGAGTCATGTTCATGTTGTATGGAACGCGCTCCCACCGCTTCTTGAGCGATCCCCGATCTCCCGCGTTGTATCCAACAGTCTGTTGTACGCTGTTCAACTTGCGCGAGGAGTCATAGGCAAGCGACGAGATCTCAAACGCCATGCGCGGCAGATATGTCTCCAAACGCACTTGCTGTTGATCGAAGTCTGTTCCGATACGATCAAGACGCTTGAGGAATTTTTGCTGAGGCCCGTATGCGATAGGAACACGAATGCGCTCCTTCTCGTTTCCACTCGCATCGTTGCGAACGAGATGCACATTGTTGAATAGTGAGGCAAAGCCAACCACTACCTTTCGGACGGTACCGTGATAGTAATACTCAAGCATCGATCATGGATCTCCGAATGGGTTGGATTCATCGAAGTTGAAGACGGAATCCGCTTCGGTTTCGATCTCTTCGTTCTTGGCTTCGTCAAGGATGCCCATGGTGTCATCCTTGGAGACAATCGGGGCATACAGGTTGACACCCGCTTTGGCTATGTAGGCGGTTGCTCCCTTTTCCGTTTCTTCGATCCAAGTACCAACAACATTGGATAGAGATATTCGGAGCGGAGTGACACTAGGCTCATACGAGTAGACCACCGCCCTCGCAGACGCTCCCGCAGTTGAGCCTGTAATTGATCCATTCGCGTATTGATAAACGCTGTCGCCTTCTGCAAAAGATCCTGTTCCATAGATCCCCCCAAGGTTGAGGTTGACTTTGAATCCCGTCTCGTCGTTGATTGCGTCGAGTTCGGGAACTCCAGTATTGAAGTCCTCTTCGGAATACTGGAAGAGTTCGCATGTCAATTGATAGGAGTAGAGTTTGCCCAACTGATAGAAGGGATTCTCATGCTCCACGAACTTCACCTCAAACAAACCCTTGCTGATTGGAAGGTAGAGCAAGTCTCCTTCCAAGGGTCTATCCATACCTGTCTCTCTCTTGAAACGCTTCTTAGAGACTGTGAACTTTACGCTGTCGCGGATCTCAAAGCCAAACTTGGTAAAGGTGTCGCCTCCTTCGAATGCTGTAGTCGTATCCATATACATTTCGATCATCTTGAAGTTGGTGAACCGCGAATACTGCGACTCTCCAAACAGATCGTCTCTTGTCACCATCTGACGCGGGATGTAGTACATCTCCTGCCCATAGATCTTGATTGCCTCTACTGTGAGGTCTTCTACAAGATTCTGCTCGGGCTGATATGTCTTTGTGTTGACACGGATGTACGGATTGAGTGCCATTCTTATTCCTTATCCCATGATGAAATCAACGGGCAGTTCGCCCTTCAGGATGATTTCCTTCTCAATGTCTTCCTTCTGTTGCCACGAATCCTTCATCATCGACTGACCGTCAAGAGTGATGTCACCAGGCAACTTGATGCCGTTGTACTTAGAGAGGTTGACTCCCCATTGCCAACGAACCAATGCAACCAAGTACTTCTTCAGCAAGCGGTCGTTGTATACTTCGGGATACACGCGAGGATCAAGAATGCGATAGGCTTCGATGATCAGGTACATTCCCGCATTCAACTGCCGTCTGTCGCTGTCCAAGTACAATTTGTTTGCCACGCGATTGAAGCGAATGCTCTTATCGGGCGACAGGAACTGACGAAGCAACTGTAAGTATTGCTGCGTCATGTCATACTGCACCAAGTCAATGGTGCCGAAGGTATAAAGATCGTTTAGTGCGTACTGGTACCGCACATCAAACATGCCCACCGACTGTTGGGTGAACGGGAAGATGCGGGTGACGCTGACGATCAGGTTCTGCAAAAGCACATTCTCGGGACATTCGGGGTCTTGGCTAGTCTGAATAGCCTCGTTATCCTCAAAGCCCGACCCATCAGCCGTCTCCGACTGAACATTGTCCGCTGTAAAGGAAATATACCCGTTGTCGATGTCCGTTTGAGACAACTTGTACTTCAGGTAAACTTTCTCAACCCCGTCAAAGTGATACTCGGAGAAAAATTGGAGAGCATCGTTGAGACGATCCTCCAACTGTTCATCCGCGATGTTGATTTCAACTACGGGGTGACCGTTTGCGCGTAGTGCGTACTCTCTTAGTTCCGCTCTCGTTGAGATCAGTCCGCTGCTGCAACTCGACATTTGGCGTTTCCTCCACAGGATATTTAGCCTTTATGTCGGGTTCAGGCATGGACTCTTTCTTGGCTGCTTCTACATCAGCCGCCACCTGTTGATTCTCCTTGGTGACTTCGACAAGCAGTCTGAAGAAATCGTCTATGCGGGAGAGATATCTCTCCCCATCTTCCCACACTCCAACTACAGTCCAAGAGTTGTTCTCGGTTCTGTAGTGTCTGCGCTTTCCATCATAAAACATCACAATCAGACCGTTTGGATGCTGATATGCGGGTTCCAAACGCTTGAACAGTTCAAGGGGAACCTTGAGACCGTTCAGATAGATGTTGTCCTTGTCGTGTTTGAACATGGCTTATAGTGGGAGTTGGTAAGTATCTCCCTTGATTGTTTCTTCAATGGTGTCAGTATCAACAACAGAACTAAAATTTGTCTTACTTACTGACATAACAATCTTGGAATTCAAACCTTGTATACGACCCGCACCAATAAAACGAGATATTTGCTGCCCTGTTACAAAATCCTGTCCTGTTTCTCCCTTCGATCCAGTATTGGTAGCAAGAAGATCGGGACTTGTGACATTTGAATTGATTGCGAGGACAGCAAACTTATTGTTTTCTGTTCCATTTTGTACTCCAACATTACCGCTCTTTGAGGAACCCGTATCAGAGAGAATTCTCACGAAGTCCTTGATACGGACATTAGAGTTGACGGCAAGGATACCAGGTCCATTCACATCGGTATCTCCCAACGAGATCGACGCATTCAATCCTGTAGTCGGTGCGCGATTTCCCTTGATGTGAGTCTTTCCAATCTTGTCCAAGTCTCGCGTGATATTTACCGATCCACCATTGTCGGCAATGATCGGGAACGAGTTGCGCGAAAAGATGGATCCTGCCACTTCGCCGCTTGAACGATTATCAATCGCCATTCCATAGTAGGAATCGGACACCGTGCAATGCTTGAGAACGATTGTTCCTCCATTTGTTGCGTGGGTAGCAACTGGATAGTTTAGGAACATTGAATCTCTTGCCTTGATGGTTCCCCCATCAGTCTGCAATCCGATTGCGTTGCTATATGCCCCACCCGTGATGAAAGATGCCAATGATGCATCGGTCATTGCTGCTGTGATAGAACGATTGATAAACGCAATACCATCACCATCTGTACCACCAACTGCCCAATCACCGATGTATGTCCGTGTGTTTCTTCCTGAGAATACAGCACCATTTGAGGATGTTGTGTGGATCGTCACGCCATAGACATCAACCGAATTGATGTAGTTGGTGAATGTCTGATTCAGCAGATTGCCGAATGTCATCGAACCCTCGTTCTTGACATGCAGCGTGAAATACTGTCCGCTGATACCAACTACTTCGTGTCCACCGATGATCATGTTCATCAGACCGCCCGTGCCGCTTGTGGCTCCGTCGAATCCTGAAGAGATGCCGTTGGAATTTGTCATACCACCGACAAGGGCTAGTGGTGGAAGGAAGCGAACTGCACTTCCCGTTGCCGCAATCATGCTCTGCGCGGTTCCGATGTTTACTTGAAGAGCAAACCTTGTTGTATCTGTTGCTCCTAATGCGGTGTACAGCGGAAGGAATGTGATTCCCCTGACCGTCTGTGTAACAAGGCTTCCCTGTTCCGCGCGGATGTATAGATCGCGGTCAATATAGTTAAACCATGGCCGATTCAATGTGTACACACCGCGAGTCAAGATGATATCGAACGGTGTTGCAAATGCCGAAGCAGAGTCATTGATCACAGACAGGTTGTATACCGTGGATCGATTGATCTTGACATTTGGATTTGGAGAAACAGTAAGAGGTTTTGTGGCTCTTCCGTATGTAAAAGTACTTTCATTTACAGAATCGGTTGGATCTCTGTAATAGAAAGGTGCCTCTGTTGTCGGTGCAATGTTGCTTGCAGAGAAAACAGACATTGCGTATGCAAAATCTGTTGGATAAAGTGGATCCATCGACAGATTCTGCGACAAGAAAGTCCTCGCAGGATTGCCGACGATGCCATTTTTGTAAAGAGATTCAGGTGCCAACCAAATAGATTTTGGCAAATCACCGCCTACAAATTGACATTCGCAATTTGCACCTCGCGGGCCTTCCTCGCCTCGCTCACCTCGCGGGCCTTGCTCGCCTTGCTCGCCTTGCTCGCCATTAGTACCATTTGTACCATTAGTACCATTTGTACCCGCAGTTCCTTGAGGCCCCTGAGGGCCCGTTGCACCAGTTGGGCCATGAGGGCCAGGAGGGCCAATTTCAATCCCAGGTCCTTGGAATTGACGATGTCGAATGATCCAGTTGGTAGCCACATATGGCGGCATCAAAGAGATTGGCTCATTGTCTGCCGTGAATCCTGCTTCATACGAAATGGTTTGATTAACATCTACTGTTCTTTGTGCAGCAGCGATTGCGCTGCGCTGTATGGCACCTGGCGAGGCTGACTCTGTTGTATACAGATAGTTTCCGTGATCGGGAATCTCGTTCGATGCCAACAGGTGGGTGTCATCGCCTCCGATTTCACCGCGCTTCAACTCAGTCAGACCTGACGAGTATCCCACGCCGAATACAGTTCTAGCCCGCATATCGGGAATGAAGAATCGCTCCGATGTTGCACCAGTTGCTTCTCCCGCCGTGAGCGACTGAATTGTCACCAAAGAACTTGCTACAGCACCGCTGAAGTCAACAGGAGTGCAGCCTGGATATTGACGCTTGTATTGGAAACGAACTTGTAGTGTGCTTGCGCCCGTCAACGAACCGATGGCATAATCGTTGGTTCCACCCCAACCAATTTTGTAATCCTTATAGGTATCATTTGAATATGCATCGGCAAGACCGTGTGCAGTTGTACCAGGATAGTCTTCATGACCTTCTGATGCAAAGGAAATGATGATGTCCCGTGCCGTATTGCCAACTGGGCCTGTCGTGCTTGAGACGAGACCTGTTACCTTGTACTTGTCTCCTATGACTTCATAAAGATGACTATAGACCTCGCCACTCAAGGGAGTCTCGCCTGTTTTACGGACGGCAGCACCATCGCAGATTCTCCATGTGGAGGGTACTGATTGAAATCTTCCTGCCCATGGGATCATAGACCCTACGGGTGAAAATAGAGATGCGCTAGATGTCTGAGGCAAAGCATTGATCACAAACCCCTTGTCGGTGTCCGTAGCAACGATCATTCCCTGAATGTATGACGCACCATCGAACGGACGAATTGGAGTGAGATACCCCTCGTTCGTTGGGGACAGATAGTAGACATTTCCTGCGGTAAGTGTTGTCGCACCATCATCAATGTCCAAGGCGGCTCCTTCGAAATCGATTTCGCCTTGGTAGACTACTGTGATCGATTCCGTCGAAGCCGCCTCGACAACACCCACCGTCTGAGATGTCACCAAATCATCAGCAAGACCTAGAGCGAATCCTGTAACGCCGCCTGTATAGACTACGACATTACCCGCTGCGAACCCGTGCCCCGAGGGGACAGTCCAAGTGTTGAGGATTCTGCGGCCATCACTACCGCCGCCGCCGCCGATGATTGGGATTGCACTATATGCCATTAGTGGAGTTCCTACCTTTAAGAGTCAGACTGCCACTATTTAGCGGCAATCTTTACCCCTGATCGCCCTCGTTTAAGATGGCATCGGTAGCGAACTTGAGATTCGCCTCAATGCGCTCCTTCTGATCGGGCGGGAACTTGCCCTGTTGGAGCAACTGAATGCTTGCAATACGAGATTCGCGGTAGTGTCCCGTCCAAAACGCCGCGATTGCAAACTCATCCAACATTGCCCAATCATAGATTCCCTGTCCGACGAAAAGGGCACCTTCGGGGTATCTAACCTTTAGACCCTGCTTGGCGAACCGATACCCCTGATCGAACCGTGAGAATGCACGGCAGAGACGGGCAGCAGCCCAAAGGCTTTCTGCTCTCCAAGGGGCGACCTGATAAGCCTTGAAGTAGACCTGAATGATGTTATCAACAGGCTTCTCCAAGATTTCCATGATGCGACCCGCCTGATAGAGGCTGTAGAAGACCTCCTCGTTCCAACCACCGAGATCTGCTCTCTTGAGGTATGCCGCCAAAGCGGGTTCCCATTGCTGCGAGTCACGGTACGACTGAGCGAGGTAGAAGTGGTAGCGATTGAAGTCCTTCTCCTCCACCTTGCCCGTGGCGAGAGCCGCTTCGAACTTCTCTGCGTCCTTCTTGTACTTCTCAGGATCCGAGGAACGGGCACCGTCCTGAATCGGGGTATTCATGAACCCACGCGCAAAGTCGCGGGTGCCGATTGGATCATGGCAGTCAACATACTCATGGAGAACACCACGGTAGTAGAACCGCTTCTTGTTGCTCGTCATCTGAGGACGGTGATACCGAGTCTGTCCGAAGTGGGCAAAGATGTTGTACAGATCCGCGTTGAGCGTTTCCTTGAACTTCATCGGATCAAACCCTGGCTCATAGACCAAGATCTCGTCCGCATCGATCATGTAGGCATAGTCGGTATCGGTCTTCTGACAGAGTTCAAGAGCCTCGCTGCGATTGTGACCGAAGTCAATCCACGGACGCTCATGCAGTTCTCCCTTGATGCCATTGCGCTCAAAGAAGTCCTTGATCTTCTGCTGTGTGCCGTCTGTCGATCCTGTGTCAACGATGACCCAGTAGTCGATGATCGGAAGGACAGAAGAGAGGCACCGCTCAATGACATGCGCCTCATTCTTGACGATCATGCAGAGGCTGATCGTCTTGTGCTTCTTTTCGTTTGTGGTTGGCGTTGTGACCGCGTTTTGGGGGGTGGTCGAAACAACGGCAGTCGGTGCGTCAATCGTCATAGTCTCGCTCATTACAATCTCCATGATGAAGGGGTGTGTCAGATATTTAGTCCCTCTGTGGTCGGGACTCAAAAGACCTTGCTGAAATTACGGAATTTTCGTAACTTCGGGATAGACAGTAATCATTCCCTGTACAACTCTTTGGACAGTCGAACTTCCACCCGAGTGCAATTCAACATCATAAAACCAAACTCCCGCTTTGACATTTGAGGACGCGGTAGGCCCTAAAGAGACCTTGATGTTTCCTGTAGTTCCCGTGATTGATGCCGTGAAGTTTACGCCTGTTGTCGAGGAATAGAATCTACGCATCTGAGCGTATGCCGTATACCCCGAGGCAATATTCAATGGAAGACCATCATCCCCCCTCACCACATAGGAGAAGGAGAAGTTCGATCCCTGATCCATGTCTCTGTTGATCGTTACTGCCATAGCGTTATTTATCGTTCATGGTTCCTCAAACAACATGACACCATATGGATAGTGATTGCATGTATCGCAACTGTTTCCGCGCTTAACAGATACAATTTGGTCGAATGAATTGGGAATGACCTTTTCATCCACGGGGAAGTAGTGAAGATCAACGGCACCATCATCACCACAGCGAACGCCTTCAGTTGACACGCTAGGTGTGAGCAACCAAGGACACTCCCAGTTAGATGCCTGACCCGTTCTCAAATTATTGATCGTAAAGTTTGGAATTGATTGCCACGACCAAATGCTAGTATTTTGGTTTACATAATCAGAGTTCGATCTTCTAGCGAGAATCGTACCAATTCTATTGGCACCACTTTTCTGTCCCAAGAAGATCCCATCACAAACATCGTCGTAGATGCCCGACCATCGGCAGTACACCATCTTCCAACCGCTAGGAACATACCAATCGTTCGGAAGGTTCATCTGCCCGATAGATGTTGCTGCCCCTTCATTGAATCCGCGCCCACCGAAAGAAAGCCTCACTCGTTTCTTGTAGATCGTCTCTGTTAATTCAGACCCAGTAGAAACCCAAGAGCCATTTTGCATGACCTTCATGGACTCTGCCTTCCTCCAAGTCCCACCACTCTGCACATACGCAGCCTGCGCGGATTGCCAGTTTCCCGAATTGACAACATCCAATCCCGAGTAGTTTTGTATAATTGATCGCTGAGTTACAAGAACAGCAAGAAATGATGGATTACCTGATGCATCTTGGGCAACTGATGTTCCAACTGGAATGTCCGCAATTGAAGTTGGCATGATCAAATCTTTACTTTGGCCCAATCGCCGTCCAAAAGACTCCAATCAAGTTGACGGTATTTCCCTGTGCTGCTTTGTTCGCAACTACAAGCATGGTAGTTGCTGTTTCATCCGCAACTTGACCATAAGAGTCACCCGCACCGTTGTAATTCTCGTATCTTGGGGTAACTTGTGCGCTCCAAAGTGTTCCACCAAATGCTCTTGGGAAAGTGACTGTTCCTCTGAAGTTTGAATTGTCATTCAGCATCTGTCCAATCGGGTGGAATCCCCATTGCATCAGAATGTTACCAGGAAGTTCTACATAGCCGTTTTGGGATGCACTTGATATCGTCGTTGTTGGAGTACCTGTCTGATACCAAACAAATCCTTCGGGATAACCAACGGTTGTGCTTGGCCCTGTGGTGCTGACATTGAACATCGGACGGCAAGACACTTCGCCTGTCTTGTAGTCAACGACCATGTTTCTGCTATCAGAATCTTTTTGGTTCTGATCGTAAAGTTTGGTCGTACCTGTCAATCCATAGTTGAGAGCAGGGTACATACGCACATTCGATGTGCTGCTGCCCGTGATCATCAGCGAGTTACTGCCTGTCAATGTGATACGAGCAGATTCATTGATGAAGAGCCTATTTCCAACATAGTAATCTGCGCTCACACCACCCGCCACAATCGCATCGACGCTGTCTGCGCCACCCAATCCTTGGATGTTGATGTTGCCTGTGACGGTCAATGTGCCGTGGAAGGTATCGTCCGCATCGCGGCGAAGAACTCTAGCGTTTGTGCGGAACTGCGTTCTGTCGGCTTCAGTTAGGCTACGAGCCGCACCACCCGCTGTCGTGTGGTTGATGTCGTAGCGGATGTAATAGTTGTCGTGGTTGTGACCCGTGAGAATCGTCGCCTGTAGACCCTTCTTGGAGCGAATGATCCAATGCAAGCCCACATATGGTGGATAGATGTTAAACGGTGAGGGTTCAACGCCAGTTCCCTGTAGACCGCCAGTTTCAGCAGTAGAAGATCCATAGGAAGTGCTGAACTGATCGGTCTGCACCACTCTGTTCAAAGAATGTGTATGCGGGGGGATGTTGTTCTCAAGCAGGGTGACTTCTTCTTCGCCACCCACGGTTCCCAAGGAGATCGCGGGAGAGATTACTCCGCTGCCGCTCAAGCCCGTGCCATTTGACACACCAAAAGCAGTCCGTCTCCGCATGTCGGGAAGGAAGAATACAGATCTGCCAACGGTCGATCCAACAGAGCGACCATAGACCTTGATTTCCGTATCTTCAACGACTTCCGTGAAAGGAGAAGATGCGAAAGAGACTCTGCGAGTGGCTTCGGTGACCGTGTCAACAATTACCGATGCGCTGCCAGTTGTCCATACCAGTTGCAACGCATCCCCAACAGCCAATCCGCGAGTATCGCCGTCGATTGTGATTGTGCTTGCATCATAGACTGTTGCCTCTGCATAGTGATTCTGCCCAATCGCAGAATACAAATCGTTCCACTCGTTCTGAGATTTTGCCTTGCCATCGCAAAGCAACCAACCATCGGGAATCTGATCGACAGCACCCGCAAACGGCTGAACTGCGCCGATGGGAGCAACCGAACGGAGATAGACCAAATCACTTGGTGTATCACCTACGATCACACCCGTGTAGTTAATCACATATCCCGAGTTGTATCCCGTGGCTAGGAAGATTGCCTTGCGGACTTCCCCTGCCTGTACTTCATATGCACCACCATCGGGATTGCTGATAAGGCGACCGCCAACATCGGGGTGGAGATAGTATGCCTGACCAGTAGCGAGAGGATAGAGACCCGTCAAGCCACCGCTGCCCGTCAATCCCTTGATGAATCCCTTTGTGACGAGGCTGAAGCAATTTCCAGTTACACTTTCAACCATGCCGATTGCTTCTGCGTTCGGAACGGTATTTGCCTGAGCAAATGTCAGAGATCCATCAAGGTCAAAGCGAAGAACATGCCCGACTTGGAAAGCGTGTCCTGTTTGGCAGAAACGCTTTCGAATAGCATCCGCACGAATCCAATCTTCATGCAATCTGCCGTCATCAAGCGATACTGGAATAGACCAAGGAGTAGCAGTTGTGAGTGCATGGGCACCATCAAGTTGATCTGCATTGAACCACTTGACCCAGTTGGTAACAGGTACATTTGGATATACCGCTGGCCCTGTGCTTCCCGAGTAGA